TCAATAACTGAGGACGAGTTCCTTTTTAATATACAAAGAGAATTAAAAGCTATTAATAAACAAAAAAAGAAGTATATTAATACTTTAAATAAAATACAAACTTATAGCGTTTTCGGTTTCGCTATTAATTATTATTATAATCACACACAAAAAAAGTATGAGTGTGAATTCATTAAGAAAGGAAAAATAGGATTTGAACAAACAATGCAGGTGAAAAAATAATGGGATTTTTAGGATTCGGTAAAAAAGCGGACGTTAAAGAAGTAGATGTTGGAGATGTTAGCATAAGAGAAAGCGATGGTATACATAAAGCTTACATACCAGAATTCTTATACAAACCACCTTTTGGTTATCCAAGAAAAGAAAATATACCACTAATGAGACAATTAGCAAAAAATCCTTATGTGTACGGAGTTATTAAAACTCTCGCAGACGAAGCTGCTAGTACGCATTATGATATCGTTTATAAAGAAGAAGCTGAGTCAACACCTGAACTCGACAATATCATTATTGATATCAAAAAATTCTTAGATAATCCTAATAAGAACAAAGAGAGTTTTCAACATATTCTTAGAGCAGCAGTTAAAGATATTTGTGAAGTAGATAGTGGAGTAATAGTTAAAGTATTTAATAAAAAACTTCAATTAGTAGAATTATTTGCTAGAGATGGTGGGAGTTTCTTAATAAACCCTGACATTTATGGTTACTTAGGTAATAGAGCAGAATACGTTGAACCATTAGATATTAATTATGTTGTTAGCCCACAGAGTCCTGATTGGAGTGCAAGACTTAATCAATACACTCTCGAATATAAAGAAGCTGCAGCATATTTTCAGTATGGCTCAACAGCTATGGCTTTACCAGTACCTTTTGGTAGAAGAGAAATCATTTATTTAATGATGAATCCTCAAAGTAATAATATTTATGGTTTATCACCAGTGCAAATACTTTCAGATATTATTATGACACTCGTGTATGGTGCTAATTATAATTTAGATTTTTATATGAATAGTAATATGCCTGAAGGTATAATACAATTACTTGGTGCTAATAAAGACCAGATAAGAGCTTTCAGGGAAAGATTTGATTCACAATTTAAGATTAAAGATAAAGTAACAGGATTTATGAGAAAAATTGGTTTTAAGTACCCTATTATTAATCAAGAAGCAAAGATCACACCATTCCAATTAGAACCTAAAGTTATGCAAATCTTGGAGCAACAAGAATGGTTCACTAAACTTGTATGGTCTTGTTTTGGAGTAACACCTGATGAAATGGGTTTTTGTTATTCTGAAGACACTAGAGTATTGACTAATAATGGATTTAAGTATTATTGGGAGTTAAATTCAAAAGATAAAATAGCTACTATCATTGAAGAAAATAATTCTATTGAATACATTGAAGCAAGTAGTATAGAAACTTTTGATGTTAAAGATAGAAAATTTCATCATTATAAAAATAATTGTGTTGATATTCTTGTTAGTGATAATCACAGAATGTATTATAGGACAGTAAAGATTGATAAATATAGAATGTCACCTTCTAATGAAATAAATGTCAATACTGTTAAGTTTTTACAAGGTGGTTTAATATGGAAGGGTGAGTCATTAAAAGAATTTAAAATCCCTTTTGTAGAATATAACAATAATAAAGATAGAAATAGGGAACAACAAATAATTTATAATATTAATGATTTTTGTGAGTTTATGGGGTATTATCTTTCTGAGGGTAGTGTATTGAAAAAAATGGTTGAAAACAAACAATACCCTATTAAGATTTCTCAAACTAATGAAGAAGGAATTAAGATTATGACTTCTTTAATGGATAAGTTGGGATTCAGAAGAGAATGTGATTGTTGGAAAATAAATAATAAATCACTTGCTATTTACTTAAGTAACTTCGGAGATTCTAATAATAAATATATTCCTGAAGAATTAAAGAATTTACCTATTGATAAGTTAAAAATATTATTTAATGCATTAATTGTTGGTGATGGATATCGTACTGAAGAAGGAACATATGTCAGATATTCTAGCAATAGTAAAAGATTAGCAGAAGATGTTATGGAAATAATGTTAAAAATTGGTTATAAAACTAGTATTAGTGTTAATGAGTTTAAAAATAAAAATTGGAATACTAATTATGTAGTTTCTGGTAATCTTACGCAATTAGAACCTAGAGTTATTATTGACAAGCAAAGAAGTGATGTAAATTATACTGGGGTAATGTGGTGTCCTGTTGTTAAGAATAGACCATTTATAACAGAAAGAAATGGAAAATTGGGTATTCATTATAACACTCAAGATAGTAATAAAGCGGTTAGTCAAACACAATCAGCAGTGTATAAAAGAAAAGCGGTTAAACCAATGCTTTCATTAATAAAGTATCATATGGATAAAGAAATCATTGCTGAATGGGGAGAGGACGCTTTTAATAATTTAGAGTTTAAATGGGATGATTACGATTTAGATGAGGATATTAAGAGGTATTCATTATTACAAATGCAGATTAGTATGGGTTTAAAAACTTCAATGATGGTTGCTAAAGAAGAAGGAATTGATGTTGAAGAGTTAAAGAAACAGAAAGAAGAAGCTGAAGAGAAAGAGAATGCTAAGTTCGAAAAACAAAACAGTTTAAGTAATCCTTTCGGTAACGAAGAAGAAGAGAATCCAGAAGAAAAACCTAAAGAGAAAAAAGAAAAGAAAGAAGTTGAGAAGAAAAGTTTTGATAATCCTTTAGAGAAAGAGTTAGTCACAGCAATAAAAACTAGGACAAAAGAATTAATGAGTGCTCTTAATCAATATAAGAAAGGAGAATTAGATAAGATAGAATGAAACTCGACGCTGAAACAAAATCAATAATAACGGATTTAATTAATAAATTTGTTAAAATACTTAATATTAATGTATTATCAGGAACAGTTTTTGAACAAATCAAGAAAGGTTATGATAAGGGAATAAATGAGGCAGAAGCACAGTTTGACTTAAACTTTACTAGGGATAGTGAGAGATTACAGTTTTTACAAAAATACAGTTTTGATAATATTATTGGAATGAATGATGATATCGCTGATAAGCTTAGAAGTGAGTTACAACGTGGATTTATGAATCTTGAAAGTACAAGTAAGATTCAAGAACGAATAAAAAAGGTTATGGGAGTGGCTGAAGATAGAGCGAGAGTAATAGCGAGAACAGAGATGAACAGAGCCCAAAATATGGGGCACTTGGATAGTGCAAAACAAACAGGTCTAAAAGTGGTGAAGAGATGGGATGCTCACCTTGATAAAAGAACAAGTGAGGTATGCAGGTACTTAGATGGAAAAGAAGTTCCCTTAAATAAAAAGTTTAAATGGGAAGGACAAGAATTTGACGCACCACCAGCTCACCCAAACTGTAGAAGTACTTTAATATTCATACAAAAATAAAATACATTTAAAAAGATTAAAAAAAATAAGGTGATAATATGGTAGATACTAAAACATTTAAGTTCATAACAAATTCTTTAAACTATGAAGAAATAGGAAATAAGTCTGATAAAGAATATTATGTTAAAGGATACATTTCTACTGATGAAATAGATAAAGCACATGAAATAGTTACAAGAGAAGCAATGTCTGATATGGTTACTCAAATAAAAAATGGTAATATTAAGTTAGATGTTGAACACGGCACATTCACTGGTGACGCTGATATACCTGTTGGTAAAATAGTTGATGCAGGAATGGATGATACAGGGTTATGGGTTAAGTGTACTCTTAATAAAGCTCATAATAAGTTCGGAGAAATATGGAAAAGTATTAAAGCTGGGTTCTTAGATGCTTTTAGCATAGCTTATAAAGTTACTGATAGAGCAACAGATTTCATTAATGGAGTACAATACTTAAAGGTCTAGAATTATTAAACGTAGCATTAACTGGAACCCCTATTTGTAGAAGTGCTAAGATGACCGAGAGTTTTTATAAATCGTTAAAATATCTTGACGAACAACTAAAATCAGGAGAGGATAATATGGTAGAACCAGAAATTAAACCAAAAGTGGAACCAGTAGTGGAACCAAAAATAGAACCAGAAGTTGAACCAAAAGTTGAACCAAAAGTTGAGCCAAAAGTGGAATCAGAAACTGCACCTAAAGTTGAACCAGAAGTTGAACCAGAAGTTAAACCAAAAGTGGAACCAGAGGTAGCACCAAAAGTTGAACCAGAAGTAGCACCATTGGATACTATAAAAAGTATGCAAAAAGAGATAGCGGAATTAAAAGCAGAAGTTAAAACCTTAAACAAGGAATTAACCAAACCACAATTAAAAGCTATTAATAACACTGATATCGCTGAAGTAAAAGATGAGACACCAATTGTTAAATCACCACTTCAAGCTATCAAATAAAACAAAAAAAATATTACGAGGTAAGAAATATGGCAGAGACAAAAGCTATAAGTAACGGATTCAATTCCAACGCTGCATATGCTTCAAGTTTCGGATGTATGCCTGATAAAACCGTGTACCAAGACAGTGCAGGGTTAAAAGGAGTAACAGTCGATAGAAGAACTGAAGTAAGTAACGCATTCGGAATAGGATTAAAAGCTCACACTGTAACATCAGGTGGAGCAGGAACAGCAGGTTATGCTATGATTCCAGTTTATGTTGACCCAAGAGTTATTGACCAAACAAGAAAGTATACACCTATTGTTGAATTAATACCAAGAGTCACTAATCAAGGAATGTATGCAGACTATAACGCAATAACCGCAAAAGGCGGAGCATTTAGTGCAGAAGAAGACGCAAGTCTTTCAGAAAAAAATACTACATATGATAGGGCAAGTACAGCAATCAAGTTCTTTTACGCAGTAGGAAGAGTAACAGGACCAAGTGTGGCAGCACAACCAAGTTATGTATTATCAGGTATGATGCCAGGAGCAGGTTCAAATAGTGGATTTAGTGACGCAGGAGCACCTAATGCAAAACAAATGGAAGTACTTGTGAAGACAAGAGAGTTAAGAGAGTACCAAGAGAACACTATTATTAATGGAAACGCAACAGCAACTACAACTGATTATGATGGAATAATTGTTTTAATGAGTTCAACTAACTCTGTTGATAAGAATACTTCAGCACTTGACTTAGATGATATTAACACAGCAGTTCAATACGCATTTGATGATGGTGGAAGACCTAACTTAGCAGTTTGCTCAAGTGGAGTATATACTGATTTATTGAAATTATTAACTCAAAAAATTGGTTATATGAAAGCTGAAGCAAACGTGTTTTGGGGATTTACTACAATCGTATTACATACAATGGTTGGTTCAATACCAGTTATTCCAAGTATGTTTATGAGTAATGTTTCAGGAAGTAAAGCAATTTATTTCTTAGATATGACTGTTGTAGAAATGAGAGTATTGCAAGACTTAACATATTTTGAGTTAGCAAAAACTAATGATAGTGAGAAATTCGCACTTAAAATATACGAGACTCTTATTGTTAAAAACACAAGTTTCTGTTCAAGTATAACAGAGATTAGTGCATAAATATAAAATTTTTTATTTTTTTTATATTTTTATAGAGAGGTAAAATAGAATGACAAACGTAAATGCAACCGTTATTGAAATAAGTCCGCTTGGCGGAAAAAGTAATGAAGGTTACTTTTTAGGTTACTTAGAAGCTACTGATAGAGCAGCACAGAATGATACTATCACAATTACTAATTGTAGTAAAGTTCTTGTCGCAAATCTTATAGATTCTGATGATACTTTAGAAACTATGACTTATGCAACTAACGTAATAACAATGACAAGAAGTGATACAACAGCCGTGAACGGCTTAATTACTTGTCAAAAATAAAAATTATGAGGTAGAATAGAATGACAGCAGCAGTAAAAACAGCAGTAAATGCAGGTGCAACAATAGGTGCAGGTGCAGCAATAAATTCAACTGGTTTAGTAGAAGGAGTTTACACTACAACTATAGTAACAACTCTTGATTGGTTATCATTAACTGATTTTGATGAAATACTTTTTGCTTGGGGATATATTACAGCAACAGGAGTAGATGCAGTAGTATATGTAGATTCAACAACTAAAAATAAACTTTTCGTAACTGGAACAGGAGCTATTACAGTTT